CAGTTGCTTCCATAAGTCCGTCATCAAACGGCAATTCGGTAAACCATGCAGGCAATCTTTGTTCATCTGTAGGATAACCAATACTGGTCCACCCCAATGGATTTGACTTGAGTTTACACACAATGGTTTTCATGCCATCCACAATCTGCATGGAGTAGTTGTCTGAATTCATTCTGCGCATCTGATTCCAGTTCATTGCGGCCCTAACGTGCCCTGGCATGTTGGCTTTGCCAAGTCTAGCTTCTTCTGCCGCATACTTGGTCAAGTTGTTCACACGCTTGGGTGAACCTTTTTCCCAGCCTGGCCGCTCCCGGAATTCATACTTGAACTGGCGAATATGTTCGATCACGTCATCACGTTGTGTACCACTCAAGATCTTGTTTAGAATTTCCAACAAGAACTCTTGGATAACCTTGGGTGTGTCACTGCGTTTTAGATCCAGGCCAGTGGCCTTGGTCTTGCCAATCTTGCCACCCACATCCAGTCGCTTGCCTTCAAGGTCAATGATGTTCACAGCATAACGCTTCTTGGTAATAAACAGGCTGCGGTCTGCAACCATCTCACGACCACACTTGATCAGTTCGCCCATGCTTCTTGGACAATGGAATGCCTGTTCCATAAAGCCCGGAAACGAATCATTCACTTGATCTGCAATTGAGTCATACAGGGCAATGCAAGTTTCCTTGCTCCACTCCATGCGACCTTGTTCTACTTCTGTCTTGAGTACGGACCATGCACTGAAATAACACGAGTCAGTGTCGCCATAGATAACAGCTTCGCCTGTATGATCATACTTGCCAGTGATACATTCGTTGATGTAGGCATCCATGTGTCTAGCAATTGCACGACCTGTGAGTGTGGTACTCTGTCCAATGCGTTTGTCAAAGAATCTGCAGCCAGGATTCAAAATAGCACCGTACAAGCTGTTCAGATTAATCTTCTTGACCAGTTGTCGCTTGTCCCAGAACGCAATGTCCTTGGGATCTGTTGCTGCTTTTTTCTTGGCCTGCATGTCCTTGCGTTCTGAGTACCAGCGTTCTAGCAGGCCGGGAATGATACCTTTTTTCTCGTAGGTAATGATAGTGCCGTTGGCAGTGAGAATCCAGGGCTGGTGGCTGTCAAAGATCAGTTTCCAGATCTCTGCGGCCGAGTGTGTGCTTTCTGATCCGTCCTGCCAGTCAATAGTGATCTCGGTGCCTACTTCTGTGTTCATCACAGCGGTATATTCAAGACTGCCAAACAAGTTCTCCCAGGCATCTGCAAACTTGCCCCCGTTCTTGGCCATCTTTTCTTTGATATAATGGTCAGTCATGGTCTGGCGTAGCTGCCCTACAATGGTTTCTGGACCCATGTTCTGTGCTCGAATAGCCGAGGGATATAGACTGTTGATGTCAACTGACCCCACCCATTCATGCAGACCTTTTTTGGGATACGCAACATAGGCACCGGCTGCTTGATTGTCTTCTGTATCGTTGCGTTGCTTGCGGTTGGGCACAACAAATCCACGTTCATGTGCTTCCACGATAATGGCCTGCTCAGTTACGGCCACAGCACCCATTGTGGTTTGCAGCAGCACAGTGTTGGCATGTGCCAGTTCATTGGCCAGTTCCAGGAAACGCAGTTTCTTGTCCAGTTTGTCCAAGAGTGCAGTATCTTGACGGTTGTATTCAATAAACTTCTTGAAGTGTTGGTTGTACAACTGATCCAGGGTGCCTTCAAACTGTGTTTTGTGTTCGCCCAGTTCGTATTCAGCAATGGCATCTAGACTGTAGCTGTGACGTTCTTCATAGGTGTACTTGCGATACAATTGCATATAGTCCATATGCACTCGCCCCACCAGGTCATAGGTTTCTTGTTCAGCACCAAAACGTTCAAACATGCGCTTCTTGGGATGTTGTCCCCAGAGACAGAACTTGCGAGTATCATCCTTGCTGAGAACTCTAATGGTTCTATTGATGGTATAGGGAATATCATAGCCCTCTGAGTTCCAGCCACTCAGGACATCTGCGTCGTCAATCAAGTCCAGGAACATCTTGATCATTTCACGCTCGTCTTCAAACAAGAATGTGTTGTCAAAATCAGCCACTAGTTCTTGTGCTGTCTCCATGCTCATGTGCTTGGGCGGCACAGCCATGGTGACCATTTGATCCAGCCAGTTCAAGTACACTGATATGGCAGTGATGGGATTGAACGGATCGTCAACTGGACTGAATCCACGATCCTTGTTGAAGTCTACCTCAATGTCAAAAAAGGCTGTGTGCAGTTCCGGGGCATCTTGCCCTTTGTAGTTGTCTTCTAAGCAACGAAAGATTGGGTTGATATCGCTTTCGTACAATTGCTTGCTGGAATGCATGCTGACTTCTTTGCGAAACTCTTTGTTGTTTTTGGTGCTGAATCTTGACACCGGTGTGTCATAGATGCTACGATGTTTGCCTCTAGGGTCATCATAGTAGAACACAAAGTTTGCTGGATATTCTCTGTAGACTCGAGTGCCATTGCGGCGTTCTACCACGTGAATGCGATCGTGGGCACGATCAAAAAGACTGTCAATATAACTCATGTATCTCCGTTTGTGGCCGGTAAGCCGTGTTGCTTGCCCGTAACGTGGACGATTCGTTGTAACGCAATATTTATAATGTCTTGCCCACTGTGGTGAGAATTGTTTCCAGCAGTTCGTGATCCTGTTGTTCTTGCCCAAAGCTGGCCTTGTGTGCCATACGTATTGCCTTTTTCAACACAGCAGGTTTGATTTCCAGTTCCTCTGCAATGGCTTTCACAGTGTCAGTGAGCCCGCCTTGTAGTGTATCAATCTCGTGCATGACCTGCATGCCTTCGTTGATGATCTGGGTGAGTTTGATTTTTTGGTCGCCGTTGAATGTTTTGTTTTCCATGAGAATCTCCTAAAGTAGTCAGCTAGTATAACTGATACAGTAGGAGATGTCAAAGTGTTATTGCTCTTTTTGGATACGCAGTAGCGAATTGTTTCTCCAAGGCAGAAGCCGCCTACATCACGCAACTAGTGCGGTCCTAAGGATGTTCAATGTGTTTGCTGTGCTGCAAATTCTCTACGGCGTTGCGCACCAATCTGTGTCACGTGTTCAAGTATTTGATTACGCACCGCAAAGGCCGATTCGTTTACAGCACCGTATTTAACAAAGGTCTGATCAACAAACTGTTTGATCCGTTGCACGTCTTCTTTGGTCTCAACCATTTGTAACATTTCTGCCACTGGTTTTTTCAGGGCAGTGGCAATTCGATTCTCGGCCATGGCAGGTGCACCAATTGATTTAACGTAGGCATCTTTTTCTGCTTCCCTTATTCCTTTATCGGCAGCGGCTTTGATAGCGTTTCTATCGGCTAAAGTTTGTTGAAATCCTGATTTAGCTTTTGCTGCATCAGCTGCTGCTTTAATGGCAGCATCTTGTTGATTTGTTGCAGCATTTGCTTGTTTTGTTGCAGCCATTTGTTGTTGAGCTTGCTGTTGATCTGCTTGACCTTTAGCTAATTTATCGGCGGCAGCTTTTGCAGGATTGTATGTAGATCCCTGTGGTTCTGCAGCTGGTTTGGGCAAGCTAATACCAGTTTTGATATTGGGTGCATAGCTTGTACTAGCATATCCAGCGGGTCCACCAAAATTAGGTGTAGCTGGTTTTTTGGCAGCGTCCGCATCACGTGCAGCTTGACGTCGAGCAACTTCTCTACGACCAACGTAGTTAGATCCTTGTGGATCCTCGCCAGGAAATTTGCCAGCGGCCGCAGCAGCTGGTTTGGTTGCGGTAGTTGTTGTTGTGGCCGCTGTTGCTGCTGGCTTGCTTGTTGTTGCAGAAACAGCGTTGGGATTGTTTGGATTAGCAGTATTCTTGAGTCCTGTTGCTGTTCCTGTTACTCGACCACCGGTGCTGGTTCCATAATTTTGCATCTGTTTTGCCATTTGTCCAAATGGATTTGGAGCAGCAGCAGTATCACCAGCAACCTCATCATCAGCAGTCGCATCAGCGGTTGCATCATCAGTAGTCTTGGGAGTTGTAGGGAAAAATTTGTTACGTAATTGATCACCTGTGTATGGTTTCTTGGCAGCGTCCGCATCACGTGCAGCTTGACGTCGAGCAACTTCTCTACGACCAACGTAGTTAGATCCTTGTGGAT